TCATGCTGCGTCCTTTTCCTTCTGCGGCGCCAGCATCTGTCGCGCCAGCGATCTGAGGCCGTCATGGCGCAGATCGATGGCAAGGCCGGTAGCGCTCACGGTGACACGCGCCACCAGCAGCTGGACAATGCGCGCCTGCTCGGCCGGGAACAGCGAGGCCCAGAGCGCGTCGAAATCGCCAAGCGCGGCAATCACCGCCTTGTCGTCGATGTCCGGTGTGTCCGATTTCAGGGCGGCAAGTGCCCGCGCCCTGACTTCAGGAGTGGCGATCATGCGACGAATTTCGCCGACGACTGCATCCTCAACCATGGCGGCAGGAAGCCGCTGCGGCCCTTCCGCATCGGTGGGGCGGTTTCGGATCAGATCCATCGAGGTATAGTAGCGATAGAGCTTGCTACCCTTCTTCGTCGCGGTCGGCGTCATTGCAGCGCCGCTGTCAGTAAAAATCAGCCCCTTTAGCATCGCAGGGGTCTGGTTTCTTGACGCGGCGGCACGTAGCCGAGGACTGGTCTTCAGGATGGAATGGACCGCGTCCCATAGCTCCCGATCAATGATCGCCTCATGCTCACCCGGATAGCTGGTTCCCTTATGCACAGCCTCGCCAATATAGATGCGATTGTTGATCAGCTTGTAGAGAAAGCCCTTATCGATCAGCTTGCCGCGCTTATTGACGACGCCCTCGGCCGCCAGCGCCTTCGCCAGCCTTGTGGCCGATCCGATCGCCACGAAGCGCTCGAAGATCATCCTGACCGTTTCCGCCTCTTCTTCGTTGATCACCAGCTTCCGGTCGCGGACATCATAACCAAGCGGGACATAGCCACCCATCCACATGCCCTTCTTGCGCGAGGCGGCGAATTTGTCGCGAATGCGCTCGCCTATCACCTCGCGCTCGAACTGCGCGAAGCTAAGGAGAATGTTCAGCGTCAGACGTCCCATCGACGTCGTGGTGTTGAAGGACTGGGTGACGGAGACGAACGTCACCTGGTTGCGCTCAAAGATCTCGACCAGCCGGGCAAAGTCCATCAGCGAGCGGGACAAGCGGTCGATCTTGTAGACAACGATGACGTCGATGAGCCCGGCCTCGACATCGGCCAGCAGCCGCTGCAATGCCGGTCGCTCCAGCGTGCCGCCGGAGTGCCCGCCATCGTCATAGCGCTCGCGAATGGCGGCATAGCCTTCCGAGCGTTGGCTGGCGATGTAGGCCTCGCAGGACTCACGCTGCGCATCGAGCGAGTTGAACTCCATGTCGAGGCCTTCCTCGCTCGACTTGCGCGTATAGATGGCGCAGCGCAAACGACGTTGGGGCGGGCGAATATTCATCGTTCACTCCTGCGCGCATCGCCAAGGCCAAAGAAGCGATAGCCATTCCAGTTGCTGCCGGTGATCGCGCGCGCAGCCGCCGATAGCGATTTGAACCGTCGCCCCTGCCACTCGAAGCCATCGCGCAGCACGGTCACCGTGTGCTCGACGCCGTCCCATTCACGCACCAGCCTGGTGCCGACAACCGGAGTGCGCGGATCGGCGAGGATCGCCTTGCGATCGGAGTTGCCGTCGACCTCGTCGGCGAGCAACTCCAGCATCCGGGCCGTCTGCCGGGACAGACCGCCCAGCGCCAGCTCCTGAATGCGCCAGGATAGCCGCAATTCCAGATTGCCGCGGCTGTTGTTCGGTGCCGGCGTGTCGAACAACGCTTCCCACTCGAGTTTCAGCTCCTTGACGGACATGCGTTTCAGCGCCGCCAATCGGGCCAGCACCGACGTGTCGGCATCCGGCAGATTTTTGCGGCTGTCGGCGTGCGTCCGGACTGCTTGATTCATTTCTGCTCTCCAACTCGGTTGCTCGGTTTGCGACGGCGAGCACGGCGTTTGAGAGCGAGAATGTCGAGGGAACTTTCTCTGCCGGTTGCAGATAAAGAACTGGACTGTTCGGCCAGGACACGCCTCACGGCTGCAGCCAGGATTTGACCGACCTCGGACAGGCGCTGATCCGCCGACATCCGGTCCGGTGACAAAAATCCTTGGGACTGATGAGCGATGTTCATGAGACGGTTCGCCATTACCTTCGATAAGCGAACGGTACATCAAGAACGCATTTTTACAAGCGATATCAATGAGTTGCCGAAGTCGTGCGAAATCTTGAGTGTTCTTGAGGGAGCCACGCGCTGGCTGGTTGTGCCCGATCAAACGGGTTCACGGCAAAGAAACCGAATCAGTGCAGATCACGACGAACATCGGTGACGCGTCAAAACGTGCATTGACGCCGACCACAGAGCGCTCTACGTCAATCCGCATAAATGCAGAGAGGGGATGGTAGCCACCATGCGATCAAGATGACATCGTCTTCTGTGACCTTTGGAAAGGAGATCGCCAGAGCGCGAAAGGCCCGAGCGCTTAGCCAGAAGGAGTTGGCTAGTCGGATCTTGAAGGAAGAAGATGGCAAGGCGATTTCGCCTCAATATCTGAACGATATTGAGCACGACAGGCGCAGTCCGACCTCTGACCATTTGATCCGTCAGTTTGCCACGGTACTCGATATAGATGAGAACACCCTGTTCGTCCTGGCGGGTAAGATCCCGGATGATGTGCGCCGCGATCTTGCCGATCCAGCCAAGGCTGGCCTAGCCTTCCTGCACTTTCGGAAGTCGATTGCGAAGGATTAGGCACGGTATGGTCAAGATGATCCGCGATCTGACAGGTCGCTTTGCGCAACGCCCCTACTATCTTGCCGGAGAGTTGGACCGCGAATGCGAGCAGATCGTTACGGCCTTCTTGACCGCCCGACACGGCAAGGTCCGGTTGCCGATCACCACAGACGAGCTGTCTCTCCTCATTGAGCTCGAAGGCGCAGATCTCGACTCGTGCGTGGACCTTTCCCCTTACGGCGACGATGTCGAAGGGGTAACGGCCTTTTATGTCGATCGGGAACCGGACGTGATGATTTCCGATCGTCTTGCCAACGACCCGCGCCGCGAGAATCGTCTGCGGACCACGCTTGCCCATGAATTTGGCCATGTCCGCTTTCATCGACATTTGTGGGCAGAAAAGCTGGCCACCGGAGACCTGTTCACTGTCCGAAAAGAGGACGATAACAAGGCCATCTGCAAGCGCGACACCATCTTGAATGCGCCCCAGACTGACTGGATGGAGTGGCAGGCCGGGTATGTCAGCGGCGCGATCCTGATGCCCGTTTCTGCGGTGCGTAAACTGGTAGAGGAATATTGCGCGCCGCGGGGAATCCTTGGGGCAGTTGATCTCCAGTCGGAGCATGCCCTGATCCTCATTCATTCAGTCAAGGATGAGTTCCAGGTATCCGAAGAAGCCGCGCGCGTGCGCCTTAGGGTTCTGAATTTTCTGACTGACGGAACGCAGCAATCCGCGCTTACGTTCTGAGTTATCCCCGGCAATCCGCTTAATTGCGTATTTTTGTGATTGACTCCCATTATGCCTCCAAATTACGCTCTTTAGCAGATTGGCGTGCCTCCTGCCGCCAAGGTTGCAAAAAGGAGCAGATATGCCTGCCGTTGCTGCATTCATCCGCAAAACCCCCGTCCCTTCCCTCCTCAGTTATTTCGAGCATACCGGGATCGATCTGCCGATCGCCGTCAACTGGAACGCGCCAGACACCGATGTCGTGCGTTCCCTTCTTCAAGCCGTCGACAAAATGTCAGACGAAGCCCGTTCCCGAGTGAAACTGGATGCTGAGCGTGTCAATGCAATGGCCGATGAGGCTGGGCAGGTTGCACTCTACAGCGTGATCGACGATCGCGCGGTACTTGATGATCTTGTGAACGGCCACGCCCGCGCCCTCTGGTTGTTTCTGAATGATCGCACGCGATTTCAGCGAGCCGAGGAAGCTCGCTACACCGACGAGCGACGTCGCGGCCGGTATTGGGATGGTTTCGTCAGCATGCCTGGACGCGAACTAAACCTTGATGCAGCATCGCTTGAGGCGTTCACAACGGCGCTGCAAACGCGCTTCGCCGCACGCAATGTCCATGTTGATATCTTCGAGCGGACACGTTCGGCTTCGGATGGGTCCAGTTATGAGATCGTCCAGCTTACGATCTACCGTGAAGGATTGCCCGATGATCGGTTTGCTTTCAACAATGCCGGCGAGCTGGAGCGCCGCCCATATCGCCCGGTCTTTGAGGCGGCCCTGACCTATGAACCCGCAACCGGCGTGATCGAGGTTGTGGCAAACGGTGGCGAAAGTCGTGCTGAACTGGCCCATTTTTTGACCCGCGACCTGCTCGGCATCGAGTTTCGAGGTGAGAAGGTTCCACTTCGTAAATATGATCTCGACGTCTTACTCGCGCCCCACGAATTCACAACCGATCCTGAAGACGGGATCGAGTCAGTTGAGATCAAGCTGCTTCGGCTTGTGCCATTCGAAAACAATGGGGAGCGCTTGACGCTGGAGTGCCTTCGTAACGCGGATCGCACCATCTGGAGCATGGCGGCCGAACGGTTCGGACCCAATGACCCTCTGGTTGGTGGATGGAGGGCAACGCAGGCGAAACTTACTATCAAACTTCGACCCAAGGGCGATGCCAAGCGCGGAAAGACAATCCCCCTGACCATTTCGCTGTCGGGTTGCAATCTGCGAGAGCAGACCGAAGCAGAGCAATTGATCGGTGAAAAGTATCTACGGCGCTGGGGTATTCTCTCCGAAGTGGAAAGTGACGATGCCACTTGAGCCCAAGGCCGTTGAACTGCTGTTGTCGATCCTCGAAAACCCAGGCGGGAAAATCTCCGGATCCTTGCTTTCTGACCACTATCCCAAGCAAGCGGCGGCTCTGAATGCCGCCAACCTTCTCAAACTGTGCGGCCACCTTCCGGTGGCCGTTTCACTGGAAGATCATGATGATGAACCAGTCGCGCTAACCTGGTCTGCTGATCATGATGGCTATGGATATTTCAGTCCGTCCGCAGGCTGGGTTACCGTTCCTCACGAGCGCTTGGCCGTTTTCGGCGTCAGCTATCCAGTACTACTGGCACAGATGATGGTCCAGTTTGATCTCGCTTCCCGCGGCGCGGCAACCGCGCTGATCCCGGACATCCTGTGGGAAGTTGGTGATGCACGGATCGGCCGCCGCAAGACACGTACATCGATCTGGTTCGCGCGTCGGCTGTATGATCCAGCCATCCACCGACAGATCGTCGATGCCGCCGCTCGGCGGCCGAACACTCAAATTCGGCTCCTTCTGACCACCACAACGGCTGCTCGTCTGCCGGACCAGCCAATCCCCGGTCACCTTATTGTTCCCGTTGGCGATGTCTTTGATTTCGGCGCAGGCCTAGCCATCCGGCCCGATATTCTTACCGCACGCCTGGATGGAACGTCCCACATTGACGTGAAGGAACGGCTCTACCTGTCGCCGGACGGACGAAAACTGATCATCAATGGAAACGTCACGATCAACTTCAAATCGCGAATCCACATTACGATCATTCGCCAGCTCGTCGACGGCTTCAAGAATGGCAAGCGCTATCGTGCGAGCGAGCTTCTCGATGTTGCAGGCTCCAGCGCCAAGACCCTACGCCAAGCGTTCGGCACCAAGAGATGGAAGGAGCTCGAACCTCATTTGACGTCTATCGACGATCTCTGGGGTTTTGACCTGTGACGAATTTCTCTCTGTTTTTCTCCCTCTGACCGGGTCGGCTTTCTCTCTCCCTATCCGCCAATCTCCTCGGGTCTTCGAACGAAACCCAAGGAGAAACGGATGTCTACCAGACACCTCTCGCAGATCGAGCTTGCTGCTCGCTGGAACATTTCACACCGCACATTGGAGCGCTGGCGCTGGACGGGCGAAGGCCCGCAATTCGTCAAGCTCGGTGGTCGCGTAGTCTATCGCCTTGAAGATGTAGAGGCGTTTGAGGCGGAGCAGCTCCGCCAGAGCACGCCCGGCCGTAGCCACCAGGCATCGGCATAGGGGGATGGCAACGATGACCATTCTTGCCATCGACCCCGGCCTCAACAACGGCATCGCTATCCTGGATCTTGAGCGCCGGCTTCTGCTGGCAACGGAGATCCCGGTGATCGGTGAAGGCGCCAACAAGCGCCTGAACCTGATCTCCTTCGCCGACATTCTGACCCAGTTCCGCATCCGGCGCGCTGTGGTCGAGGACGTCGCGGCGATGCCCAAACAGGGCCTGACCTCAACATTCCGTTTCGGTCGTGCCGCAGGCAGCTTTGAGGGCGCTCTCGCGGCACTCAAGATCCCGACAACCTTCATTCGCCCTACGATCTGGAAACGCGACATCGGTGCCAAGGCCAAGCGTGATGAAGACATTCGCGCCCTTGCCATCCAGACCTGGCCAGATCAGGCGCACCGTTTTGCACGCAAGCGCGACCATAACCGTGCCGAGGCCGCGCTGATCGGTCTCTGGTTCCTGCAACATTCCGGCTGGATGTCCGGCGGTGAGGACACACCGCCCACCTCCTCCTTGCCTGCAGGTTCACGGGTCTTCGTTGGCGGCGAAGGCTGGAGGACGATCTGATGAACCCGTTCGAGGCGCATGGAATAGACCACATTTCGGTCAGCCAGCTGAACTTGTGGGCTGCGGCTCCTGGTATCTATGTGATGGAGCGTCTGCTCGGCTATCGCGCACCAGTTGGTGCCGCCGCCCATCGTGGCACCGCGGTCGAAGCTGGTGTCATCGCTGGCTTGATGGGTGCCTCGCTCAAAGAAGCGATCGATACTGCCAATGCAGTTTTCACCGAACGGACCGCTCTTTCGTCTGATCCACGCCGCGACAAGGAACGCGATGCGCTTGCCGGCATGGTCGAACGCGGGATCGAGCTGCTCCGACCATGGGGCCGCCCCGACCGTGTGCAGGTGCGCAAGGAATGGCGCATGGAAGGCATCGCCGTCCCGGTGCTCGGGTTCACCGATGCCGAATACGACGCGCACGGGCTGATCCTCGACCTGAAGACGACCCACGCCCTGCCGAACGCCATCCGGACAAGCCATGCAAGACAGGTGGCTTCCTATCTCGGCGGCGGATCGAACCTCAATGGCGGCATAGGTTACGTGACCGCGAGGAAGTCGGCACTCTACCGGTTGGAGAACGTTTCGGCCCATATCGCAGCCCTGACCCGCATGGCGCATTCGCTGCAAAACTTCCTCGCCATCTCCACCGACCCGCACGAACTAGCAAGCCTGATCACGGTCGACACCGACAGCCTTTATCTCGCCGACCCACGCGCGCGTCAGCACGCGTTCGAGGTGTTCGGCGTCTGAGATTCCCGCTCACGGGATGGGCCAGCCGGCGGCCAGATGCCGGCACAAAGCGCAAAGCGCAGAAAGACTGACAGCATGACTACTGGTTTTGGATTGAGCATTGGGAGTGGCAAGGATTTCCTGCCGACGATCCGCATCAACGGCAAGGATGGCGGGGTCGAGCGATCGACATGGGACGGCAGCGAGCGCGGCCTCGAAGTGGTCGATGATCTCGTCTGCCTAATGGACTGGGCCACGCTCCAGGTGGGCTGGGTCGAGTTCACTGATCGTGGACCTGACAAACGGCTGGTGGCAATCGGCGATCCATTGCCCGATCGACCGTCGGAAAAGCACAAGCAGGGCGTGCAGGTGGTTGTCTATCTGCCGGGCGGTCTTGGTTGCCATGAAATCTGTTCGACTGCGATTGGCGTCGTCGGCGCATTGGAGCGCATCTATGAGACGAGCATCGCCGCGGCTGAGTGGCAGCAAGGCAAGGTGCCGGTCGTGCGCCTGACCGAGTTTCAGAAAGAAAAGACCAAGCATGGCAGTCGCGCCGTGCCGGTCTTCGAGATCCTCGACTGGAAGGATCGCCCCGCCGAGCTCGAGGAGCACAAGGCAGCGCCCAAGCCGCGTGCAGCAATGCCGGCATCCACCAGCCCGAGCCGTCCAGCTGCAACCGGCTCGACCCAGATGACGCCGCCGAACCCGGCACCCCCCCGTACCCCAGTGCCGGACTTCGGATGATGCGTCGAGGGGATCGGGAGGTTCCCACCTTCCGATCCCCGTGCACCGCACATGCCGAACGGGGGGTGTTCAACATGAAGGGTACGGCGATGACGTTAGAAGTACCGGATGATTTTGCAAGCGCCTGCCAATGGGCGGATAGTTACCGTGCGCTCGGCCTTGCCGTCATCCCTGCCGCAGGCCGCGAGAAAATTCCGCTAGGCAAATGGCGCGAGTTCCAGAGCGGCATTCCGCAGACGGTTCATGATCGCTGGTATGGGGCTGATGGCGAACATCGTGCCAATTACCGCATGGGATTCCTGACCGGTGCTGCCTCGCTTGGCGATGGCTGGAAGCTGCTGGTCATCGACCTTGATGAAAAGGGCAGCATCTCCGGCTCCGCCACGTGGGAGCATTGGATCGCCGAGAACGAACTTGGCTGCGATCCGGAAACGTGGCGGGCCCGCACCGGCGGCGGCGGCCAGCACATCTATTTCCGTTATCCGGCTCATCTCTCCATCCGGAATACGCAGGAGACGATCGCCGGCATCGATGTGCGGGCCGAGGGCGGGTTTGTCATAGCCCCGCCGTCGCGCCATCAGAACGGCAAGCAATATCTCTGGACCTTCTCGCCCTTCGACACCGAGCTGGCCGAAGCGCCTGCCTGGCTGCTGGACAAGGTCGGGGCAACGGAGGCGCTGCCACTGGCGACAGCGCCATCGACGATGGCATCATCATCACCTCCGCATGTCCAGACGGCGACGGCGGCGGCCGATGCCTCGGCACCACCACAACAGGTGACCGACGCCTGGGGTCATATCATCGATGGCCGCGACGCCTACATGCGCGACATGGTCTGGGCAGCGATCGTCGACTGGTATCGCGAATGCCCAATCCCGCCATCTGAGCGCGAGGTCGAACAGAAGCTGCTTGAGGTTTACGCTGTCTATGAGCGCAAGGTGCGGCCGCAGGAGGCTGGAAACACGCTCGAGGGCGAGGGGCGCGGCCTTTCTGCCTTTCGCGAAAAATGGGCCTACGCCATGCGGCAGTGGGACACCAAGGTTGCCGCGGCGGCGAAGGAAAGGCAAGCCGGACACCACGGTGTTACGTGGGAACAGGCCTCACCTTCGATTGACCCGTCGGCCGAACTGGAATGGTTCGATGACATCAAGCCGGTCATCAGCACGCCCTACATCGTCAAGGGCGTCCTTGATCTCGGGGCCATGTCGGTCGTCTACGGCCCGTCCAATAGCGGCAAGACCTTCTTTGCGCTTGATATCGCCTACCATGTTGCGATCGATCATTCCTGGCGGTCACAGCGCGTTGCAGGCGGGGCCGTCCTTTATCTCGCCGCCGAGGGTGGCAATGGCATCGCCAACCGCATCGTCGGGCTCAGAAAGACCAGCGGCGTTGTCGAGGTTCCCTTGGCGCTGCGCCGTGCGGGTCTTGATCTTCTCAATCCGGACGCCGACACCGAACGTGTCATCAAGCTTGCCGAGGAAGTCGCAAACCGCGCGCCCCTCAAGCTGATCGTCATCGACACGCTGTCGCGCGTGATCGCTGGCGGCGACGAGAACGGCCCGGTCGACATGACGGCCTTCATCAAGAACGTCGATCGCATCCGTCATGCCACCGGCGCCCATATCATGATCGTTCACCATACCGGCAAGGATGCGGCCAAGGGCGCGCGTGGTCACTCATCGCTCCGGGCTGCAACCGATACCGAGATCGAGATATCTGTCGACGAGACGGAAATCCGGTTGGCCAAGGTGACCAAGCAGCGTGACCTGCCGGGTGGCGAGGAATTTGCCTTCAAGCTGGATGCCGTGGCGCTCGGGGTCGACGATGACGGCGATACCGTCACCACATGCGTCGTTCTACTGGTGGAGAAGCCGGCGCAAACGGATGACCTCCTGCCGCCGCGCGCGACCTGCAAAGCCATCCTGAAGGCCGTCGACGACGCCTGGAAGGCGAAGCATCCCTTCTCGATGGCGCCCCAGTCAAAAGCATCCGGGCGATATGCCCCGCGCGCGCTCGGCCAGCAGTTCGATCTGCCCGGCAAGGTCATCGAGACCCTGCTGATCAGCTGGATCGACAACGCCATCGTCGCCGTCGAGATGTGTGATTCCGACACCAAGAAGCGGGGTTTGAAAGTGCTCGAATGGCTCGATTGAGAGTTACGGAAGTTACACGGAGGTTACGGAACTATGTCAACTAAGTCATTGAAATCATTACCCGGAGGTCACTACGGAAGTTACGGAGAAGGAGGTGCTAAGTCATTGATTTCATTGACGGAGGTTTACGGAGGTCTGACCTCTTCTAAAGAAGGCCGCTGCGCTTCGGCTCCGCGGCCTTCAATGGAGCCGAGCGAGAGGGAGTTCGATCATGGCCTATGACTTCGACACCGCCCGGGTGGCGACCAAGCCCAAATCCGAGATCGTCGTCGACATGATGGCAGCGTTGCACAAGCTTGATGCGCTGGCGCGCGACATGGAACGCAAATGGGGCGCGTGCCGGTTGCCAGCACTGGTGCCCGACGATCTGGCCAAGCGATTCTATTCGCAGCACCGCAAGGTCTCGCTGGCGTTGCGCGAGGGGCGCAACAAGGATGCGCTTCATGAGATCGAGCGCATGGTGACCGCCTGGCGCTTCCTCGATCGCGAGGCCGACCGCCTGGGCGCAAAGCCAATCCATCCTGCCGTCTGGGAGGTCGTGCTCTCCGATGGCACCGTGGTGGCAATCGTTCAGGACGAGGATTCTGCAGCGGCCGTCGATCCGCAGGACCGCGCCATGAAGGTCTACATGCTGTCCGAGATCGCCCGCCTGATCGAGGCCATGCCAACCGTGATGGCAATCAAGGAGGAATGGCCCGGCGCCAAGGTCATGCCGACACGCACGATCACTGCCGACAACTACTGGTGGGAGCATGGCGATGAACTGCCGTTCTGATCCAGCATGCGGCGATCTGATTTGGACGCCGAGCATGGTGGAGGAGCGGCTTGCCGAAGCCGCAGCAGTCCTGAAGCGGCTGCCGGCGCGCCGGCGGCAAGGATACTTCAACACCTGGCCCGATTATTTCTACGAGTTCGGCGACCTGGTCGGCCAGGAGCCAGAACCAATGCGGCTTGCGCCATCCCCCGCTGCCATCGGCCGGATGGAGGAAACGCTGACCTGGACCGTGGGGCTCGAACCGATCGACGGCAAGATCGTCTGGATGAAGGCCCATGGCTGGCGCTGGAAGATCATCTGCCGCAACGTTGGTCTCCAGCGTTCCGCCGCCCATGAGCACTGGCTTTACGGCCTGTGCATCATCTCCCTGAAACTCAACCAGCAGCGGTTCAATCGCAAACTGTCGCGACGCAAGGTGATCGAGCTGGCTTGTGCGTCGTAACTGCGAGGGATCGGTAGAACTCTGTTCGGCGGACAGTTTTCGAACGGACGGAAACGGCTTGAATGGGGTAAATTTGGGCTATGCTCGGGACAGTAGCGCGCCCGCGACGGATCGTCCCCCCTCGCGGGCGTTGTCGTTTCCGGTGTCGTCGCCATTGCCATCGTCACCATCATCGAGACCAGCATCATGCCCGTCCGCCCACCGATCCATCGCCCGGTTGGCCGGCGCGAGAAGCGTGAGCGCGATCGTGATTACGCAAGCAGGCGCAATCCGGTGGCACGTGCGCTCTACCGCTCGAAGCGCTGGCGAACGGAACGCGCATCCTTCCTGCACGATCATCCGCTGTGCGTGGAATGCGCGCGCCATGATCTGATCCGACCGGCCAGCGTCGTCGACCATATCGATCCGCATGGCGGTGATGAGACGGTGTTCTGGGACCGCAGCCGCTGGCAGGCGCTGTGCGCATCGTGCCACGGCCGGAAGACGGCCGGCAGCGACGGCGGCTTCGGCAATGCGCGCCGCCGCTCGTGA